AGATGCAGGTGTAAGTTCAAGAGTTCCATTCCAGAAACTAATTAAGAAAGGAGTAACACTCTCAGTTCTAGTAGCAAAATTTTGTTTAATATATTCAACTTCTGCATAATCAAGAGTTAATACGTCATTTTGCTTTCTAACATTATTTCCTTCAACTATATTAAAGTTTAAGTCTGCAGTTGGATCTGTATCGACAACTGGACCAAAAATCATATCAACAGAATTAGTATAATGTCTTGGTCTTAATTCATTATACTTTCTATCAATAGCATTATTGATTTTAAAATTTTCATCTTGTGTTACGAAATCATTAAAATTATCAACGAAAAATCCAGATTTAAACCTATTCAATCCTTCATTATCCGCAATGAAGAAGTTAGCAGTTTCTGTTTCAAGAAGAGAAAGAGTTGTGTAATATTCAAGACTCTTGATTCTACTTTCAAGTTCTTTAATATCTTGCATTCTAAATCTTTTATGTTGCATAAAAGATAATTTTGCATCTTCGGGACGATACAGATACGCAGGAAGTTCTACTCTGCAAATTTCAATTGCATCATCAATAGGATTTGGACTTTGTGGATTATCTGATGGTGTTCCATATACAACTTGGAATTTTCCATCTTTTGATAAGAACACTCTATCAATTCTTCCTTGATAGTATGAAACGTCTGTCAAAATTGCTTCATCAGAAGCAAGTGCATTTGCTGCAGATTGACCTGATCCATCAAATGATCTACCTAAAAACTCTAAAGGTGATCTCGAATTTTCTGATTGAATATAATTGGAAACCCTTGGTCTGATATCAATAATATCTGAGTTTCTATAAAAATTTATACTTTTAATTTCATTTGTATAATCAAACTGTTTATATGAATTGATAGTTGTTATATCTCCATCATCTGTACTAGAATACTCTGCACTTGTAAAATAAACTCTTATTTGTTTTGATGGTGCTGTAGAATCACTTTTTCTTTTAATTCTACCAAAATCATAGAATGTATTTTCCTGACCTGTTTTAAAGGTATAATTAGATGAAATATTAAAACTTGGAGTGGATAGAGTAGATATCAATGCACTTGAATTTGATTCTTCAAATTCTAAAGTTTCTCCTTCAACAAATGCAATTTCATTCTTATAAAGAAACGAAATTGAAGAATCATTTAATTTATCTGCAACTATAGCAACAGAACCACTTGTTTGTCCAACTAATCTTTCGCCAATCAAAAGTTCTGCTGTTGTAGTTGATTGAGTGTTTAATGATTGAAGAACTACTTGGGGACAAGATGGTGCTAAAGTATCTGTAGATTCAAAAATTCCATGAATATTAATAACATCTGCAGTGTTCAAAGAAATAATATCATCTTCAACTCTTATGCCAAAAGGATAATTTCCAAAAGTTAATCCATTATTTAAAGTTGTTGATCCAATACCAGAACCATCAAGTTTAGACTTATTTACAATAATAGAATTGACTCTATTTTTAATTTTTTCTTTTGCTTTTGGTTTTATTTTACGAAGAGTTGAAATTAGAGTTGCTCCTTCGTTATCACTTCCAAGACCACGAATTTGTAGTGTAGATCCATTTGCTGATATCTCAAATTTATCACCACTCAATGCTTCTGTAGTTCCATCAGATCTAATCAGTAAATATCTTTCTTCGTCAAAAGGTAAGAAAGTTTCATTGACAGCTGCTTCAACCTGTACTGATAACTGATTACTCTCAATATTTACGGTAAAAGTTTTTCTAATGACTAAAGAAGCTTCTGCAAGATCTACATTTGAAACATTTACTTTGGGTAAAGGAGTAAACAAAGAATTGTCAGAAGATGTTGCTAATTGAGTAGTAAGAACTTTTAAATCTGTTATATTCAATGTTGATGATGGCAAGAATCCACTAGAAATTCCTGTAACAGCAGCAACACCCTCTACATTAATATGAGTAGATCCTACACTAGTGACTCTAGCAATAATTGGATCTCCATCTAATCCAGGAGTTGTACTACTATATTGAATTAAATCATTTTCTTTTACAAGAGTTCCTGGAAAAAATACATTTGTACTCTTAATAGTACTAATTCCACCAGAAAATGGACTTACAGTAGCAATACCAACAACAAATTTATTTGATTGAATTACATCTGCACTAAAAGTGTTGATTCCTACTGTTCCATTATTTGTTCCATATACAGATTTAATATCAGAAACACCATGTTCAGTAACAGCTATAGCAATTCTACCATTAGCAACTCCATTAAATGTTAATTTTTCATTTGGTATAAAACTTCCACTTGTTTCATAAACAGTAATTGCCGTTCCTGCAGAAACTGAATGTCTTAAAAAACCCGTAGCTCCACTATTATCACCTTTAACAAATGTAGGAATTGATAATGTATGTGCTTGGTTTAATGCAATATCTGTAATTGTTTGAACGTCGTATAACGCAAGATTCCACTCATTTAAATCTCCATCTATTACATCATTATATGAACCAGACTCTAACTTAAAGTCATATATTCTTGCAACTCCAACTTCACTTCCTGGAGCACTTTCAGAATTAACTCCAACTCTTTGATCTCGCAAACTTATAAAATAAGTATTTCCAATTCCTACAGTAGGTGCTCTATAAACTCTATTAAGTTTTAATGTTGGACCAGTATTATAAATTATGTTTTGATTTTCAATTGTTCTAGTTGTTCTTGGTTTATTTACATCAAGATAACTAGCATTAAGAGTCTCAATTTCATACCCCTTTACATATGCTTTTCCTGGAGAAATTTTATATAATGCATTATTATCTGTGGGATTTACTCCACCAGGAGTAAATTGACCTGCATTAAATATTCCACCATTACCAATATTATCGTTTAATGAATTTACAAGAGTAACATCAAATGGTTTTACATAATAATGTCCAGATTCGTCAAATGTTCTCCTAGCAAGAGTATCAGCTAAATTATTAAATCCGCTACTGCCTCCAAAAATTCCAGTATTTTTTACTTGGGTTTGAAGAACACCATTAATTACAGTTGCTAATAAAATAAAATTATCATCGTTAAAGTCATCAAGTGCTTTTTTAAATAAATTTACACTAATTCTAAGTCTATCTGCACCTGGAGCAGAATAATTATTAAATCCTTGGGAATTATCATTAAGAGTTTCGTCAAGATCAGAATTAATAATTTCTTCATTTACAAATAATCCAATTCTATAACTAGGATTATTTGAATATTGATCTAGAATTAAAGTTTCACGATTTACATTGATAAAATTTCCTCTAATAAAATAAACTCCATTTTCAATTTGAAATGAAGATCCTATTGCAGATGCATTACTTTCTATTGTTGCTGCCAATGGAGAATTTGCGGCAATAGTAGTATTTCCAAGAAGACCTGATGTAATTATTTCATTGCATGAAATTTGTTCTCCATCAAAAAATTGTTGTGTTGAATTATTTGATGTACTAGATGATAGATAATTTACATAAAGAGTGAGATTGTCATTCTCAGAATCTTCTGGTTGTAGAATGGAATCAACAAAAGCAGTTACTCCAGATCTCTGTCCAGTTATTTTTGTTCCAATCAATTGGTCAGAATATGCAGATACAGGAACCCCTTGAAATAAATTATCTAATTGAATACAATAATATATTTGATTATATCCAGTATTTCCTGGAATTACCTTTGCTCCTTCTTTAAAAAAGTGTTGACCAAATTTTTCAATTTGATCTTGCAGCATGGATTGAAGAGAAGTTAATTCTCTTGCCTGAATAGGATACCCTGGTTTAAATAATACCTTATGGTAATCATTTGTGGAATCAAAATCATCAAAGTAGGGAGCTACATTGAGGTTCGTTTGTTGTGGCATAATTCTTTAGAACTGCAAAATAACTTTTATGTCTTCCTTTTGATTTGACGATCTTGTTATAGATGGTCTATTATCAACGTAAATTATATTTCCAGAATGTTTCTTAACTTCTGGATCGGCAACACCACTTGTAAAGGTTTGGCCAAGATAGTATGTACGATTATTTATTACAGTAGATATACCCGTAAAAGAATCATCAATTGTAAGATTGACACCTGTTGTTGGAGTGATAGTTAATGCTCCACCAGTTCCGGGGGAAGATGTAAACTCTGTAAGATTAAATCCATAGGTTGGTTGAGTTTGAGCAGTTCCAACAGTATTAAATCCTGCAAGGGAACGATCTTGCCAATACTTAAGAACACCAGTATTTTGGTCATAACTTACAACTCTACCAACAGCTGTTGTTCCTGTTGATACTGTTTGAGTAAAGTAAGAATCTGCAGTAAATGTAGCAGTGCTATATCCAGTTCCTGCCAATCTAAGTGCTCCAAGAGCACTTACTTTATCTGCCGAAAGTAAACTTGACGATCCAAATTGTTGTGGATTTTCTACAATACCAACTCTAGCAATTTGATTTCCAGTTATAAAATCTGGATTATTATTGTCATTTTCAATTCTAGAATAAAGAAGAACATTATATGCTCCAAGTTCCCTATAGATATCTGCACCATGTCCACCTTGAGGTGAAATAATTACATTAAACTCTGGTCTAGTAGTCCCTGTAGGAACTCCACCTGCTACAATATCAACAGTTCCGTAAGTATAATCAGATCCTTGATTTGAAATGGTAATAGAACTTACTTGTTGATTTCCATCAATAGTTATAGTGCATTCAGCACCAGATCCATCTCCTTTAATTGGAACGGAAGTATAAATGGAATTTGCTGTTCCAAGTCCAATACCTTTATTGATAACGGTAACAATTTTAATAGAACCATCAATAGCATTATCTCTCACAGGTGCATTGTCTGTTGATGTCTGCCAATCACTTGGGACTGGCATAAAATCTGTAGACTCAAATTTAGTAACATCACTTGGTTTTATAGTATAAAGATATTTCCAAACATATCCATCACCACTAGTTCCAGCTGATCTTGGTTCTAAATCAGTAAATGTTGGTTCATCTAGAGATGGTCTGCCTGAAGCATTATCTGGATCAATTCCATTATTTAAACAAATATAAACTCTAAAATCACTATTTAAGACAAAATAATTTGACAAATACAAAGAAGTTGATCCAGAAACTATTGCTGTATTTGATCTACTATAATCATGACGATACATATCGTAAGTTGTTCCTGAGGACCAGTTTATTTTTGGTACAACTTGTTTTGCATCAGCAGTATTAATTTTTTTCAGTGCAACCATCGTATCCCAATAGTCATTTTCCTGATCAAAATTATCTTTTGGAGATGGTGGATCAACATCCCAATCTTCTTGATAATCTTCAGGATTAGTTAATCCAATAAAAGAATAATATGAATTAGTTGCATTAGAAACTCCAGCAATAAAATTACCGGCATTTAATATTCTAATTTGATCAGTTATAATGGCAGCCATTTTGGACAGAGTTTTTCTTTATTTATCCTGGAAAAAGATTACTTTTTGAAGAGATCAATTGCCAAACTACCTGTATCTATAACGGCACCATCACTTACTCTTCTTACAAAGAAATCAGCGTGTGTAGTAAATCTACTAACACCAATACCAACAGGAGTTGTTGCAGGTGTATAATCATTCATACTGGTTT